TCTGCTTTTACATAATCTTCTGGATCAAGAATGAAACATTGATGTGCTGTCATAGAAAGATTACGGCAAGGATAATATCTTTCTTTACCCCTGACGTTCAATAAAAGCCCAACAGATTCCTTTGGATCTTCTGTTTCAGCGTGATTAAGTGCAGCGTCTTTCCAATTCATCCTACAACTGTACCTACTGAGGGAAATTCTGCTCTAGTACATTGTCTGTTAGGGGCACGAATACCAGCAAGATCAAAAACTGCTGCTAATTCAAACTGAACAACCTCTCTATTTTCTGCTGCTTTTCTATCTATTTTATATATTTCCTGTGGAAACTCTGCTGTAGCATCTGGTGTACCGTAAGGATTTATGTCTCCAGGAAAATTAACAGCGTCTATAAATCTTGCCAAAGTTCTAATGCGAGTAACAGTTGCACCAGTAAGATCATTTCCAGTGGTTGTGGCATTAACTGTAAGTAAGATAGATGTAATTGTTCCCAAGGCATTGCTTACTGTCAAAGTGGGGCGAGGTAACTGCCCTTTTCTAAATGCAAACCCCTCTGCTTTTACGGGAAATCTTTGATATGTGTTTCCTGCCCAGACCACTTCTCCATTATCTTTCAAAGATGAGCCAGCATGAAATCTGTAAACTGTGGTCGCTCCATGTAAACTGTTATCCAGTGCAAGTGTAAATAACTCTATTACCGATGATGGGTTTATGTTCTGAAGATTACTAACAATAGCAGAACTACTCATGGTTCAAACACCTCTCTAAATGTTGCTTGAATTGTTGCTCTATTGTTATATGGTATAGATTTTGACCAATTTTCGCAAACATACTGTCCAGCACCAGATAAAGTAATCGAAACATTACCACTATTGGTAGCACTAGCAGCAGCAGTTACAGTAAAGACGTTTGAATCCGTAACCGAAGCAACAAGAAAAGTACCATCAGTTGCAGATCCAGAAGTATAATCAATAGTAAGTTCATCTCCTACAGCTACACCATGACTTGAAATTGTGATTGTTACTGTAGTTCCTGATTGAGAGTAAGTTCCTGTTTTTGAAAAACCCTCGCCTGGTGGAGTAAAAGTAAAACTGGCACTATCATTGGCACGACTATCAAGGAAGCCCTCTATGGTGTCCGCATCTGTTTCCGATACCTCGAAAGTAAAATTATAGACTTTTGGATTTTGATGAGCAGCAAGTCCAAATAATATTCTGTGTTCATAGCCATCAGCGAAACGGACAGTTCTGGTATTTGGTCGTGATCTTTTTTGTTGCCCGTAAGTGGGTGTAATTGATGGAAATGTAGCCATTATGCAAGTAAACCTCCAGGTCTTTTCTGCTTAATTAATTCTGATTCTATCGCTGCTGATAATGCAATGCCCAACTGCCTTCCTTCTTCTTCATCTCCTTCTACATTAGATCCAGAAGCATCTACATTTACAACAACATTTGTAGATCCACCGAGGGCATGATTCGGTGTAATCATTCCAGAAACTCCAGGTGTAAATAGCTCTGGTCCACGTTCTCCTACAAGATACTGACTTCCTCCTTTTACTGAACCTCCTCCTGCTCTTACTCCTACTGTTAAATCAGTATGTTGACTTAAAGGATTTCCTAATGGCCCTAAAGGTGCTCCTCCAAACGGACCTTTATTAAATATTGAACCAATACCACTAAATATGGAACCAAATAATCCTCCACCACCTAATGTCCCACTTGGATTTCCGAATAATGCCATGTTAAATGCAGCATCAATTAATTTATTCAATACATTATTGAGCATATCGTTGAGTGTTGACGTTCCACGGATAAGACCTTGTAAGCCATCAGCAACATCTGTTGCAAGTGACTGACCTAATGACGCAAATTGTTGTTTTATTTTTTCTGCTTGCTGTGCCTGTTTTTCCAGTAAATTATTTTGTGTTATTAAATCTTCGATCTTTTTGCGGTCTATTTCTTGCTCCGTCATTCCATCTTCTAGCATTTCCTTTATCTTGGCATCAACTTCTTGGGCTAATAGAACCTCCTCGTGGTTGCCATCAATTTTTGCCTGTAATAAAGCATTCTGCTGTCTCAGCTTTTTCAACCTCGAATCTTCAATCAAGTTTACAGTTGTCTGTCTTTCTATACCTTTTCCTAATATTGCAAGTTCTTCTTTTCTAGCCTCTATTTGTGCTCGTATTTTTTCAGCCTGTTTTTGTCCTGATCTACCGCCACGAACATTCTCTAATTGTGACTGTAAATCTAGTAATGTTGGATCGGTAGCTGCTCCTCCTACATTTGCAAGTCTATTTGTTTCTGCTCTTGCTGCCTCTGCTGTTATAGGAGCAGCGAGTAATTTTAATACAGGTGCTAAAGCTGCTAACATTTTAGTTCCTAACAACTGAAACGCATTTCCAATCAGTCTTGTAGTTTCTCCAAATTCTTTTAGATTTTTGACTCCTTTTTCTCCTATCTGTTGATTTAGTTGTTCAGTTACGGCTGCTAGTGCTGCTTGAGTTCCTTCTGTCTTTTTAATTAACTGTATTTGTTTTTCTCTTTCTGTTCCACTTGCTCCTAAAGCTGCTGTAAGTCCTTCGACATCAGGAGTTAGTATGTTAAATGCCTGTCCTAATTTTGATACAGCAGCTATTGTATTTTGGACTTGTTGAACTATGGCTGTAGCTGCAATACCTCCTGCAAAACCACCCATCTGGCCGAACATTCCACCGATACCACCGCCAAGGCCACCAGCTAAAGCACCTATTGGGCCTTGCCCGAATAGTAAGGGAAAACCTCCACTAATTAATGCACTTCCAACGTCAAATCCTCTACTTGGCCTGGGTAATCTAAATCTTGGTATTCTTCTACTAAAACCTCCTGCCTGTCCTGATCCTCTAACTCTTTGATCCAGCATTTCTGCACTAGGAAGAGCTAACATTCCTCCACCTGGTGCTCTAGTATTTAAAGCCTCTTCAAATTCAAATCTTCCTGCTAATCTTCCAGCAGAACTTCCCAAATTTCTGAGTTTGACTATTTGACCTAGAGTTTTTGTTCTTTCTCGTAACTGTTTATTTACAGTATCTTCTACTTTTACTGTTTTGAGTGTTGCTTTATTTATGTCATTTTGGGCTTTAAATCTTATTTGTGCTTTCTTTATGTCTTTGTCTGCTAAAAGCAGAGAATTTTTAGCTAAATCAAATTCAAATTTTTCTGCATCAGTAGTAGCTTGTTGTATTTTTAAAGCAGCCTCATCAAGTTTAACTCCCTTCAACTGAAGAGGAAGAGCCTTAAGTGATAAACCCAAACCTCTATTCTTAAGTGCAAGAGCAGTATTTTCTAGTTTTAACTGTTTTTCTGCATCCGATAAAGCTGACTTAGATCCTCTTGCCTGTTTTTTACCTAAGTTTCCTATCCCATCGCCTATTGTTTTTAAGTCTCTTTTTACTTGAGCAGTATTTAGTTTTATATTTACGCTATATTCAGATGCCACTGATTTTTGCAGAATACACAGATATTAGAAGTTTAGCGTACTTTGCGAACTTGGGCTTGTCTTTTTGCCTTTTCGTAGGCTTCTTCTTCTCGTTCAGCTTTAATTGTAAAGTAAGCGTTCCATCCATACAGTTCTTGTATAGAAATTTTTTCTCTTAATTCTTTAAATGTGTATCCTAGTTGTTCTGCAATAAAAAATTGTAAATATACAAAATTATCGTCTTTTATTTTAGCTTTTTACGGCATCGGGGCTTTCCTCCTCGCCCACTCCCTGCATTTTAGTCATTATGTCTAACAGAACTGACATTGGAATCTCTCTTCTAAGTGCTGGTAAATCTGCTGATGTAAATATTTTTGCACCTGATTCATCTTCGGCTTTTGTGACAATAACTTGAAGAGCAAAATCTAAATTACCTTCCTCTTTACCCTTGTTCATAGCTATTAGTGTACTGTTTATAGTATCTCTGTCAGCTATTGTAAGAGGCGACCAGAATATTTTTAGAACCAGTTCTTCTCCTTTAAAAATAGAGTAGCTACTACGTTCTTGGACACTAAAAGCAGCTTTTAGTTTGTCGATTGCTCTTTCTGTTGGCATAAAAAATCGTATCTATTTCTGTAGTATAACTCAAAGTATAAAATTAAGCACTCGTGCCTTTGTGCATTGTATAGTTACGCTTCGGTTTGAAACCTACCATCTGAAATCCTTTGTTAATATCTTTTTCTAAGAAGTTACCTCCTAAGTAAATAAAATACCAATTAGGGGTATTAGGTCTAGGAGTTGTTTTGAATCTTGAACCATCTGCTTTTCTTTGTTCAAATAACTCGAAATACATCTGATTGGGTTCATAAGGACTTTTCTCTTGGTTAATTACAAATGCTGCATAGTCAGCTTTGTTACCTACATAAAGAGATTTAACTAAAGAAGTATATACGGGCTTTTGCCTTTTTGGAGCTTTACGACTTGTAAATGTAGGATTATCAATATCTTTTCTTGGAACTGTAGGTAAAACTGGAGCACCTTTTATTTGCCAAGCTGTATTAAATGTTCCTGTAAACCAAGGGCTTCGGTTTTGCAGCGAAAAATGAATTTCGGATGCTGCTTCTGCTCTGCCTTTTACAATTAGGCCAGCTAAATCATTTGGTAGGTGTTTTAAATCTTTTACTCTACGCATTGGCTGTGAAGTCGCAATTTATTACGCTCATAAAGTGACTTTGATCTTCAGTTACTACAGATGACGGTCCACTAATTTCTGTTACTCTTGGGGTTACTGAAAAAGTATCTGTGTAGTTGGAGGCATTTACAGAACTAAGACCAGTAATAACTGATTCAGAAATTGCAGCAGCTACAGCAGTTCCTTTATTAGATGGTGTCATAACTGCACATCTTATTGTTCCTGAGTAGTATTCAACTGCTGCACCTTGAAGCTGAGTTGTAGATTGGTTAAAGTCTAAATTTACCATCACATATTTCTTTGTTTTTCCTGGAGTTGTAAACGGCATATTATCAAATACCACTGTAACTGTATTATCAGCAGCGACTACAGCAGTTTTTATTGCTGTTTCAAATGCTGCTCTTGCGTTTACTAAGCTCATTAGAAAATAACGTCAACTCTGAATAGATACTCTTGACCGCCACGCAAAGTTCTTACATCTGTAATTTTTGCAACTCTAGTCGATCCAGAAAATGTGAGAGTGATCTCATCTGATAGTAGCGGTTGGCTGTCTCCTATAAGATCAGGTGTTATAAAAATTCTAGCTACATTTTCCTGATAACCAGTTTCTTCGGTGGATTGTATGAACTCTACGGGAACTTTTATTGTGTAGCTAGTGTCACTTGTAGTTACTGCACCAGTAGATGTGTTATATGACGTAGATAGTTTTCTAGTGTAGATAATAGTTGTGTCTAGTGAGTCTCCAAGCTGAGACACTACCTGTTTAGCTACGTTTTTTAATAGTGAGTCTAGTTGTCCTGCCATTATCCTCTAACCACTCGTAGTTGGAAACTGCCAGCACCACCTAGCATATACGCTCCGAGGTAACTTTGGAGCCAAGGGTAGACATCAAGTATGTTGTTAACTGAACCCGTTCCTTGACTCGCAGTGTTGTACTTTACCTGGATGTCTCCTAATTTTACTTCTTCAAAGTTTCCATCTT